GCTCCTCCTTCGCCAGGAAGTCTTCAATCTCCTGAGCGATGGCCTTCACGGCCCGGTCCCGGTCGTTCTCATGCTGTTTCGCGATGTCTACCACGATTCCAGCCAGAACCTCTTCCGGGTTGTCAGGAGACTTCCCAAGCAGGCGCTTCAGCAGCTTAAAGATCATAGCCCCTCCTTCAGTTTCTTGTATTCAGCGACAGCGGTTGTCACCAGTTCCTTCAGGCTGTCCGGGTTGTCCTGGTTGTCAAGCGCAAGCTGGAACAGGCAGTCAGCGAATTGGTACGGCAGGATCTCCTTGCCTTCAGCTTCTACCATGTCGGTGAAGCTGTCATACCGCTTGAAAGCGTTTTCCCTGCTCGCCGTGCCGGCAAGCGACAGACCTTTCAGATCCCCGGCCTTTACAGCGGTCCAGGTTTCATCGTCTTCAACCTTGATTCCAACGCACCAGGTTCCCGCCTTATCATCCGGGAAGAGCGGATCCGTTCCGTCTTCACGAATCATCCAGGATTCAGCGACATACCCACGCTCCGGCTGGAAGTCGTGTTGGGTGTCAACATTGTGTAGGAGCTGCTGTTTGAGAAATTCGTGTGCGGCGCGTTCAATCGTGAGGGCATCGGCATAGTCACCCTGGGAATCGACTTCATCCGGTGTGTAAACCACACCGTAGACCATGCGCTTTTCGTCATCGACCTTCCGGATCTGAATCGTCCCGGTGAAGCCGTCTTCGCCCTTCCAGATGAACTCTCGGTGGTTGGCTGCTTTGTCAACGAGTGAAATGAACTGGACCAGTAGGTTTTTTAACTTTGCCATAGGCCCTCCAGTTTCTTATCATCAGCATAGCTGCGGATCCCGCAGAGTCAAGCATTTTCATCCCGTATTTAGATCTAGGAGTTATCATGACAGAGCAGAAATCAGAGGAAGTGAAGCCGAAAAAACCGATTGTTAAGGTCTTCACGATCCCCGGCGTTCCGGTGCTGAAGGCTTCTCAGGCCATTCAGGAAGAGCAGGCATCGGGTGGTAAGATCCCTTACCCTTATGTCCTGGAAACGATCAAAGACATTCACGAACCCTACCACGATCGCTGCATCCAGCTTAAAGCCCTAACCACTGTCGGAATCGGATACGAGTTCCTGTCCGGCGATTCAGACGATGTAACGGTAGACCTGCAGCCTCCCTCCAACCCGGAATCCACCTTCGATGAAATCCTTATGCAGTCCGCCCTGGACCTGGAATCGACCGGAAACGCTTACCTGGAAGCGGTCAGGGCAACCGATAAGAGTGTCCAGGAACTCTACTGGATCCCGTCAGAGACAGTCTGGATGAAAGAGCGGAAGGACGGCAAACACCAGGGCTTTACGCAGCAGGTTGGAATGCAGACGAAGGACTTCCTGCCGTTCGGATCCAAAGACGCTGACAAGGACCACCACGAACTGATTCACATTAAGATCCCGTCCGCTGAATCCCGCTACTACGGCGTTCCAGACTGGATCGGTGCCATCGGACCCGTCATCCTATCCAACAACACCACCGAATACAATGCCCGGTTCTTTGCCAACAACGCCACGCCGGATTGGGCCTTCATTATCAGTGGTGCAGACCTGGACGAAGACCAGGAGCAGCTCGTCAGGGACTTCATCGAAACGAACCTGAAAGGGGTTGAGAACTCCCGGAAGATCCTCTTCATGAACATCCCGGATGAGAATGTAAAGCACTCCTGGGACCAGATCTCAGGTCAGATCCAGGAAGGCGACTTCCTGAAGCTCCGGTCTTCTGTCAGGGATGATATCGTTTCAGCGCATGGTGTTCCGCCCCGGCTGGTTGGCATCGTAGTTTCCGGTCAACTCGGTGGCGGATCCGAAGCGAAAGAGCAGCTGAAGATCTTCCGTGAAATCGTAAGCAATCCCCGGAAGAAGATATGGGAAGCCGCCCTGAACTCTACCCTGTTCCTGGAATCCGGTGCGCGGATCCGCTTCAACGAGCTTTCCATCCTGGATGAAGACGAAGAGGAAGCCCTCAGTCCGATTGGGCCTGTCAGCCCGGAAATCGCGTTCGCTGCGAACCATCAGCTCCAGCTAGTTAAGGCGATGCTGCTACATGGCAAGCAAGAAACCCGTTAAGCGTGCCGGCAAACGCCGGAATCGACTGCCCTCCGGATCCCGCCAGGAACGCGCTGATAAGCTGTTCGAAGCGTACTGGGAGCTGGGCGACAACCGATCTCTGGCCCGGCTCGCTGAAACCGCCGATGTCTCCTTCACTACCATCCGGAACTACTCCAAGGATTACGGCTGGCAGGAGCGGCTGATAGAACGGGCTGAAGCTATCGCCAGGAAGCAGGATGAAGTCGTTGTCGAGCTTGCCGCAAAGTTCCGCCGCCAGCAGGTTCAATACCTGATCCGCCGTCTGGCACAGTTCCAGGTAGATACACAGAAGCTGAAGCTCGATTCATCCCGGCTTTACATCGAGCTTTCCGAGCTGCTACAGAAGGTTCTGAAGCGAGATGAAGAGCAGAAAGAGACGAAGGTAGTTGTCCTGAACTCCGTCCCTGGGGAGTAAAGTGTCGCTCATCGACCTGTCGGAATACTACGTGCCCTTCGACCGGCAGGCGCTCTTCCACAAGGATCCAGCGAAGTACCGCCTGTACGGTGGCGCTATGTCCGGTGGGAAGTCGGTTGCCATCTGCGGTGAAGCTATCAAGCAATCGCTCTTATACCCTGGCAATCGCGGACTAATAGGCCGCAAGACCTTCACCTCCCTTCGCCGCACTACGCTGGCCACCTTCCTCCGACTATGCCCTCCGGATCTAATCAGTAAGCACAACCAGAGCAGCGGTGAGATATTCCTGGTGAACGGATCCAGCCTCATGTTCATCGACCTAAACCGGTCTACGGATCCCCGCCTTGAGAAGCTCCGGTCCCTGGAAATCGGATGGTTCGCAATCGATGAAGCGTCTGAAGTCGATGGTGAATACTTCTCGATCCTAACTACCCGTCTTCGTTGGCAGCTCCCGGGTGGCAAGCGGCCCCGATACACCGGGTTCATGGCGACAAACCCTGAAGTCGGCTGGCTCTATGACGGGTTCGTAATCGGATCCAAACGGAACCGGTCCTTCATCCCTTCACTCCCGTCTGATAATCCATACAACCAGGAAGAGTACCTGGAAGACATGAAGGAAAACCTGTCTGAACGGGACCTGGAACGGTTCTTCTACGGCAACTGGCTGGCTACTGAAGACCCGGCACAGCTTATCAGCTATCAGTCGGTGAAGACGGCCCACGAGTCTGACCTGCGAATCGAGCTGGAGTGGAATGAATCGAATGAGCTGCTCCTGCCGGCACGGAAGCCGAAGGATCTCGCACTCGGTGTCGATGTCGCCAGGGAAGGGGATGACGCAACAGCCCTTACGCTGCTGTCACGAGCAGATGACGGGTTCATCTCGGAGCTTGGCTGCTGGACTTATCACAAGCAGGATACGGTTGCGACTGCAGACTGTATCTGCGGACTGCTGGTTGAACACCGGATCCCGCACCACAAGATTGTCGTTGACTCGGTGGGCCTGGGTGCTGGAGTGGTCGATGTCCTGCGGTCCAGGAATATCAAATGCACCGAGTTTGTTGGCGGTGCGAAGCCGGTCTATGACAAGTCCCGGATCCGGTACAAGAACCTCCGTTCACAAGGGTACTGGTATCTGCGGAAGCTCCTCCGTGAAGGCCAGCTCGGACTGCAGACCTCCCACGAGCGGCTGCGGGAGTTAACAGCGATTCGGTATGCTATTTCAGCGGATAAGGTCGTTACGATTGAAGCGAAGGACAAGATCAAAGCCCGGCTCGGCAATAGATCCCCGGACCGTGCAGACTCCCTCATGTATGGGATCATGGGTTACGCGCTGGAATCCAGGAAGAAGAGCAAGGTGAAGGTGCTATCCGGTTAGCGCAATTACGGTGGTCCTGCAGTTGAAGTGATACGGTGGCATTGCCATCCCTGCCGGCAGCTCATCCCCGTTCCGGCCCACATCTTCCAGGTCGCTTGGTTGGACCCAGGGCGCCACTCGCTTTACATCGTCCGGATCCTGTGCAGCCATGAGCTGATCTGCCAGCTCGAATCCCCGGCTGACGCTGAAGATCTTCCCGTTCATCTCGATACAGATCGGCGTGGTCCTGTCATCCATTACAGCCGTAATCTGATACTTGTCAACACCCGCATCCCGCATCCCCGACAGCACACCGAAGTTGAAGGACCGTGTCACGATATGGTTTGCCAGACCCTCATAGTAATACTTCGACCGTCCGAAGCGGTCTTCCATTGCCTGTTGTAGGATCCGGCCCAGCTCCTCCCGGCTGGCCCCTTCGGTGAACGCTGGAATCAGCAGATCCCGGAGCTGGTCCGCCAGGTTCCGGGTGTAGCTGTCACCGATCCAGTACACCGCCTGGTTCTTGTTCCACTCGATAGCCTGAGAATCCCAGGGGTTGAAAGCGATTTCAGTCGTTCCGAAGCCGGTTTCCTTCCCTCCGCCGTGAAGGACTTCCATGTAGACACGGATGTTGTCCTGAAGCGCCTGCGGGATCGACCGCCCCATAGCCTCTTCAATCCGCTTAATGTGGTCCCGGATCGTTGCCTCTGTCAGGGTGTGCGTGGTGCGAATTGCTACAATCGCATCCCGGACCACCTCCCGCTGCAGGTCCGTTAGATCCGCCAGGAACAAATCCCGCAGGTCATTCGCTGCCTGTTCCCGGATCCCTTTTTGCAGCTCCAGTATCGTCTGAACCGCCTTCGCTGTTGGGCTGATCGTTTCCATTTTCAAGCCTCTCCTCTGTTGGGAAGCGGTGCGCGCAAACCAGGCAGAGCCGTTGCCGCCAGACCACTCGTGTAAGCCTTCTCGTCTCCATCACCCTTGTCGCTTTCGATCCGCACTCCGGGCATTCCACTTTTCACCTCCGCAG